TTTATGCCAACACTCAGTTGTTGCAGGTTTTGTTCCGCAGCACTTGTGTCAATTACAAAACTTCTAACAATAGGTTCAGCCATTAGTATATGAGTATAGATAGTAAATAGATAAGACCAAAAAACAAGATGGTGCGCCACACATACAGGGTCGCATACCATAGCACACGCTGCCACTTACGAAGTGCATGGTTGTGTTGTGACTTTGCGTTAATGCCTAGCTGTAAATAGCGCATTGAATTTTTGATTGAGTCCATTATGCTGTTTTGTTTTGTTGGTATTGTAATGATGTGTTAATGACGAATGCATCCGGGTAAGTGCCACCTGTAAACGTCACATTTATTCGATGCTCATCTGTGTTGGTTGTTGTGTCAATGCCAAAGGTAAAAACGTTTGCACCGATAGAACCTATTGTGCTAATCGTGCTTATTGCACTGGCAGCAGCTAAGCCTCCAACCTTTTCAAGTGTAAAGTGTAGCAATGATGTTTCACTTGCGCCTGATGGTTCTTTGATTGTCACATTGAGTAAACAACTCCACAGCGTATCATCGGGCATGTTGATGTATTCACCTGCGATGCCTTCAATGTATAGATTCTCAACTTGACCTGATGTAGTAATGGTTGGATAGCGATGCAAAGCAAACTGCCCAAACTGCGCCCATCCATCTTCAGTTGCCGCAGGGTTGCCCGCTCTGTAACCCCCGCCCACGTGCATGCCCGGAAGATTCGTCGTAACATTTTTACCTAATAAATTGCTACCGTTCACATTCTTTGTCAACTCCAAACGCTGACCAACTGCAACCATGTTTTGGTTTCCATTTTGAATTGTAACATTGTCACCATTGACAAATGAATTTACCACAGCCGCATTGCGTAGTTGTGCCTTTGTAACACGAGGCGAGGGATTAGTAGAGCTTCCTGATGTGACCGAATTAGGTCTATCGCCCGTTGGTATGAATGCCCAGCACACTCCATTAGCCTCGTCCCATGTGTAGCCATAACGACTACAGCAATCTTGCGTTGGTGGTACAGGATTATTTCCTGCGTCAACAAAGTTCACTTCACCATTAATTGCAATAGTTGAAGGAGTAGATGCACAGTCTTCCGTGTCCTCAAGGAACTTTAACAACTTAACCTTTGTGCTTTCCACATCGCCTACCTTGTAATCATTTACTTCAATGATTCTCCAGTAGCTATCCTGAATCCAAATCTTGTCGCTGAACTGAAATGTAAGAATGTCTTTAAGCGATAGCGCAAATGATGCTTCCATCATGCGTGCATCAGGTGAATACAGCGCATTCATATAGGTGCGCCAATACTGATTAAATAGGTTGTTGTATGGATTGCTATAAATGAAGTGCGGTGGTACTTCAGGAGCCCAATTCAAATCTGAATCATCCAAATTAGCATAGACCGTGCTATAGTTATTTAACACAGGTACATTTGTTAGTGCAGCAGATGATACCGTCTCGCGATACAATTGCAACTGCACAACACCAGCTTCAAATAAACATCGCGGCCCCGGTGCAACAAATTGAACTTGCTCGTTCAAAAACATAGGCATCACATAACCACTACCATTGACAACACCTGATGGTGTGCTGCGTGTAACAAGTGAAATCTTTTGATCTCCGATTGCGAAGTCACTTGGCGCAATATCAGGATTGACTGTATAACCTACAGCTTCGTAGTCACCATACGTGCGTTCAACGTTCTTGTATTGCTTGCTTAGTATGTCTTCACCTGCTGTGTATGTAAATTGAAACTTACCTTTTTGCAAGTCAACTGTGCTGCCTATCGTGATGTCTTTTGATATGTCGAGCTTATCTGTCCAGTCGAGTACATTGCCGCTACCTAAATAGCTATTCTGCGGCACAATGTAAATGCGTGAAGGTATAGCCTTATCCGCTACGATTGCGCAGTTGTGCATCTTAATCACATCCGTTACGAAGTCGATTTGCTTCATATCGGGTGCGTTCAATTCGTAGTAAATACTTTGGTCATAGTTCAAGTTTGCAACAGCAAGACTTATCGAACTACCAATAACAAATTGCGCTGTGCCAACGCCTTGCTTATAGGTGTACCACGTTAGTGTATCACCTGCTTCTAGGACTTGCGAATCACCAAACGCCCACGGAGTCTCACCATCAAAAAATTGCACATCAATAATCGGGTAGTTGTTTGTTCCGTTTTTGATAGCTTGAACAAATACTCGCGCACTTGCGCCTGCAATCTGAACTATGAAATTGAAATTGAAAAAATAGCGACCACTTGCAGGTGCGGTGAAGGTATATGTTGCCGGGTTATAGTTACCATCATTGTCAAATATCTCGCTGTCCCATGCAATGTAGTTAAAGGCGCATGGCACTAGTGCTGTATTCTCTGCACGAAATGCAAAGCCACCTGAGGTATCACTACCTTGCAAGAATCGAGAATTGCACCACGGCATCCAGTACGTGCTTAATATGCTTTCAATCGTACCACCAACCAATTCAAAACCTGCTTCCTTTACGATGTTACTAAACAAGAACCACCAACTAACCGCTGGCGTTAGGTCGGCAGGAAACACGGGCGCATTTGGGTCTTGCAATGGTCGAGTATTTGCTTCCTCGTTATCGCTCCACTTTTGACCACGGTCTAATATCGTCCAAATACGATTGGCATTTGGGTCAGTAACTATTGCATACTTGACACTTTCATTTAGCGTTGTAAGTTCTGCAATATCTGCGAGCTTCTTTTCTCCGATGTTGCGTACAAGGTCAGGCGTTTCAGCATAGAATGCAAGCTCAACCTCGTTGATTCGGTTCTGTTGCTTGTATATCTTACGCACACGAACATAACCTGTAGCGATTGGCAGCGTATCTACACGAATTTCAGCAGGTAACTTGTAGTGAAAATAGTTGGATGAACCTGCATCTACGTTCACATCGAACAATGCACCCAGTGCAAGTTGGTTTGTTGCGCTAAATGGTACTCTGAATTCACGGCTGAAAGAACCCTGTGCAGTAAAGTTGTTGAGGTCTTGAAACTTCCAGTTTTGCGAAATGCTTTCATTCTCGAATAGATCAAGATATGTTTCTCTTTCATCACCCCATACAAAGTAACCGCCCGATGCTAAGGTAAAATCGAAAGTAAATGCAGTGCTAAAATTCACACGAGTGAATCCGGGTGTGGGCGTATCAGCTTGAATTGAATTACATGTACGCACATTCGTTTGTCCAAGTGAATTAATAAGCGTTACCGAAGTGCCAACAATCGTAGATTGATTTGAAAATGCAGGTACAATAATTCGAAACGAACCAACAGCACCTAATGTTGGCGCATTGCTTTGGCTGAATAAATTTATATTGCCCCCTGTGTTTACTATTAACTGTACTTCTCCGTTCATGTTATGTCCAGTATGAGTTTGATAAGCGCACTTTTAGAGTTACGTTGTATAGCTTGCCATCGCTTGCACGCTTTTCAACAAAGCTTGTATCGTCTATGTTGACAGGTATTTCAATGGGCTTGCCTGCGTCTTCAGTTAGCCATGTGACTTGATTGCTCGCAAGTAGTCCACGCAATAGTTTAAACTCACCTTCCGTGATGTAATCAGATGTAACAGTCAACACTTGCTGCACTAAGTTTTGGCGTTGTGTTAATCCCCTGTCGTTTGTGCTGAATATAGAAGTGCTGCCATTAAATAACACCTTTCGGTATTGCTTGCGTTCAATCTCGTTGGTTGTTTCCGACTTCTTTGTAAAGTTGAAATAGTCCCAACCGCCACGCGAGTTCACCCAACCAAGGCGCATGTTAGGCCAATTGCAATCTGCCTGCCCGTAATCGTGTGCGTTATAGAAGATATATGTTTCACTCCTTCCACTTGCAGCATTAAATACAGCCACTGCATAGCACTTCCAGTTTGGGAATAGCGATGGCTTAACTGTCAATCCTGTCCAATCATTTAAGTTAGCAGGATACACAGGCAGGTTTTCGATGTTATAAGCATTCAAAAAAATTGTTTGCTGCACAGGTGCGCCTGCACTTGGAAAGATTGTGATGGTATACCTATCAATTACGTTGTTGCTTAGATATGTGTCATTGCCGGGTATCGACAACACGCCATAATCACTTTCCATAACAGGTATCCAAATGCTATTAGTTGCAGGGCCAAATCCCCATGTTTGGCTAAGGTAAAAAGGTGATGTGTCATTGTTGCGGTCACTCATTGCGTACGATGATGTACTCGTAAGCGATTGCTTCACCTTCTGACTTCCTGTTTCTACGTTTGGTTTGTAACCATCAATGACTTGAAAGTAACCATTGACAGCTAAGCACTGGTCACCATTCACTTCACTACCTGCATTGAGCGTGAAAAGACCGTCTACCAACCACCATTCAGTTAAGATGAAATCGAGACTTATTCCACTACCATCATCGCTTGTATCATCTGTGGCAAAGTGAAAGTTTTGCGGCTCTGCATTGCGCATAGTGTCAAGCAATGGATTGATGTCAAAATATAACCTACCATCGGGCGCAGGGTTAAGATAGAACTGATAAGGCGTGCCCTGCAATATCACTTCAACACCGTACTTAAAACCAACGTTTGCGGTTTCATCACTTATTGCCACGATCATTAGCTTCTGCCCTCGCAATGCCCATTTATATGGTTGGTCATTTATCGTTATTGCCATTATCTTTTATTTAGTAGTAATCGATTCTCTATTGATTTGATGTAGCCATCCATCAACTTATCTTTGTATTCGTCCCATGTATCGTCTATTGCTTCTTGGTAGTAGTTGATACCTTCAATACCCTTTTCGCCTATGCTCTTTGCAATGGCAATAGCTGCACTCTTAATGCTGCTTTCTGTTGCACGTATGAATTCACCTTGTCTATTACGAAGCTTCAATGGTTTCAACTTAATCCACTTCATGATTTCTTTGTATGGTGGACGTTTAGTAGGGTCACCCGGATAAGGTTTGCGCCCAAACTCAATCACATCTGCATACTTTCCTGCCTCATCATTGCTTACGGTGAAGTCAATGGTGGGTTTGTTGTAGCGAATCTTTAAGTTGTAGTATAGTGAATTGAGCAAACGTCCTGAAGCAACACGATTAACTGTCTTGCCACGCACTCTGCGTTTGATGCGCAGGTTAGATTGCGCACGCTCAACTACAGCCAGTGCGTATTCGTTTAGTATGTCCTCAAATGCATCGCTCATGGTATCTCAGTCAAGAAGACAGTAAAGGCTGTTGAAGGGTTAGCAATTAGAAGTGTGGCAAAACGTTCTGCCTTAACAGGGTCAATGAGTGCTTTGCTCACACGATTGCGGTTAACCTGCACAGCATCACCTGCGGTTGACCAGGTTAGTGATCCATCAGGATTTTCCACAGGGTCTAAGTAATCGCTGCCGCACTTAAAGATTATCACTTGCCCGTTATTATCAACTACAAAGTTGTTGCCGTCAAAATTGATTGTCATATTGTAATTATTACTTGGTTAGAAAGTACGTTGGCACTTACAGTTGCGGGTGCGTTGTTTTGGAACTTCATACCCATAAGGTCACCTGCTGCAACACTTACGCTATTGACCAAATCAGTGAACACGCCTGCTGCACTTCCTGCCGCAATGGTCAATGTCAATGCTTGGTCTACGCTGTTCTTGCGCACCGTGCATACAAGTGAACCTGTACCCGGCTGTGCAGTTGATGTTTGCACATATAGCTTTGTCAATGTACCTCCCGAAGCAATTGGTGTTCTACGCAATGTGTCCGTACTTACTATTGAGAGCGCACCACCAAACAAACAACCGAAGTAAGTTGAAGCCGCAGGTATGTTTGTAGCGTTTTGCGATTGGTATAATAGACTTGTGGAGCTTGAAGTAATACCTAAATCACTTACCATTTCAGCAGCAGTTCGTGCAGTAACCGTGTTGTCTGCATTAATCTTTAGATAGCGAACTGCACTTGGGTTTGTTAGCTTGGCTATGTTTTGTCCAACGGTTGTCGTGTCACCTAACTGAGTTACGTTTAGCTTTTGATGCCTCCACTCCACAGGTTGCGGACCAAAAGGAGTTGGCACAACTACCCATGTTTGACCATCTGTAGGTAGTCCACTTTGCATATCGTAGCTATGTATACGATGCACGGTTGGATTTGGATAGCTTCCTGTAAGGTCACCTGATGCTGCACCATTTGGAGGTAGTGCTGTTGGAGTTGTAGCAAGTTGACCATCGCCCCTCACGTATTGCGCACTTGTACCTGACGCACTTATCGCAAGTGTTCCTGCTGTAGTAATTGGGGAGCCTGTTACGCTGAATGCGGAAGGAACGGTAAGAGCAACCGATGTGACCGTGCCACTTGGTATGGTTGGTTTATTTTTTATAAAGTCTAGTGCCGCATTGTTTGATTGATTCCAATCACTTTGAATCTGAGCAGCAGGAATGGTTGGTTGATTTATTAAGTCATTATAACTACCACTTGTGGCAACGGTTGCTAATGTTGGCTTATTGAGAATCTGTGCAACCCCGCTCACTGCATTCCAGTCTGAGTTAACTTGCGCAGGCGGTATAGTTGGAAACGTAGTCAATGCCCCATCACCTCGAACATACTGCGCACTTGTACCTGCGGCTGTTATGGCTATCGTGCCTGATGTTGTCACAGGTGAACCTGAAACGTTAAAGGCTGCAGGTGCAGTAAGTGCAACTGAAGTAACCGTGCCACTACCTGTAGTTGGTGTAGATGCTATCCATTGCCCGGTGCTAGTGTTGTATGTAAGTACCTGCCCGTTTGTTGGTGCAGGCGTGTTGACATCCGTTAAGCTATCAAGCGTGGTCGGTATTGTTGGCTTGTTTAGTATTTGAGACAAACCACTAACACTATTCCAATCACTGTTCACTTGAGCAGCAGGGATAGTTGGTTTATTCAAGATTTGTGCAAGACCACTTGAAGCATTCCAATCTGCATTCACAGGTGTTGTGATGGTTGGCTTGTTCAATATTTGAAAATCACCTGTTGTTGCATTCCAGTCTACAGGTGTTTGACGCAACCTGTTACCAACGCTTACAAGTTGCCAATACAAAGTGTTAGTTGGCAGGATAGCATCGTTGTTTGCAATGCATTGGTATACGTTGCCTAGATACCATACCCTATCACCAACTACGTAAGGGTTGCCCGTTGCTGTGGTGTGGTTAACGTCAAAGGCAGTACTTACGTAATCAATTAACGCACCTGCTGAATCAATTGTCACAGATCCATTGCCATTATCCGTGATGGTTATGTTAGTGCCTTCGACTAAGTTCAAAAGTGTTTGCACTACGTTCTCCACACCATTTGTTTCAAGCGTGATGCCATACCCTGTGCCTTCACCACCTGTGCCACTTGTACCACCAACAGACCATATCGCAGGAATGTCGCAAGCACTCCAGTCCCACGGAACCGAAAGCTTCAAAGTGAACGCAATGCCGGTTACCGTGTTCTTTTGTTCCTCCATGAACGGTTCGAACGTTGGTGTTTCAAGAAGTTGCACATCGAAGCCAAACAACTCAAGACCATTCTTTACTTCAGCTATCAAGTCCTGCCCCAATCGGATGCAATCACTAATCACTTCGCGCTGGTATTCTGCCTTGTATTCTTTGTCGCGTGGTATATCCGCAAACATGATGTGAAAACCAAAGTTCATTGCACCCGGCACAGGCTCGATAGTGTCAGGTGTAACGTGCATGAATGGATATTGATCGTCCTGTAGTTGGTCGCTCATATCAATTTGACCATGCGTGAAGCGTCTAATCAAGAAGTGACCTGCAGCAAATGCCTCAAGTCGATTGATGAGTACGTTGTAACTATAGTTGTAACTATTCATTAGTGATGTCTTTTTCTCATTTCTACTTTCTGCACATAAACATAGTCGGCTAAATATGTCAAGTGCGTAAATACTTCAAATGCGTTGCGCTCTGTTACCGCATCAAACTTCGTTATGTCCCTGTCCGCAAGTGATTCGATGATGTGAAACCATCCGTAAGCGGCTAAGCCGTCTGGGGTTGTTCCGTCATCTCCTTCACTATCTCCGTTATCTCCTTTGCCAAATATTCGAGGGAACTGTTGTACAGCTCGATTTCTAAACTCGAAAAAAAAAGCAGTACATTCAGTACATGGTCAAGCGTTAACTCCTTCACAGCGTCCACATACTTGCGTTTCGCATCAGTCTTGTATGGCTCGATGTCGTAGTAGTTGCCAAACTTCGCCTTAATCGGGCGATATAGTATGCACATCATCTTGAGTGCAGCCTCACCATTCACCTTACCATTTTGATAAAGGCTACTGCATGCGCTGTCAAGGTCAACGTATTCGCCAAAGGTCATTTCCTGAAGGTTAGGGATAAAGCCTAACTCAATTGCGTTGGCACGCACCTTCCGTTCAAAGTCATTGCTGCCTAACTTTATTGCAGCTTCAAAGCGCATGATGATTTCATCAATGATGTTGGCCTGTAGTAGTCTTATGCTTTCGCTGCTCTTACCCGTAATGATATGCACCTGCTCAACCTTGTCGACTGCGTTCTGGTAGTCGATGTACTTGGCAAGTGATACGGCCTTTGCGTTAGCTGCTATGTTTAGCTTTAACTTCATGTTGTATTGTATTGTAGTTTTTGATTCCGTTTTGTTACAGGTCTGAATGCACCTGTATGATCACTGGTGCTTTTTCATCTCCGCTGTGCGTGATGCGTGCCTGTTTTGGTTTGAAGTATTCGAGCAAAGCAGTGTAATGTTTGATGTATTCTTCATCTTCCATCTCGTTCATGATGCGCATGCACTTGGCTGCACCTGCTTGCACGAACCATTCACCCAGCTCATTCCACATCTTAGTCTTTTCACTTACTGCACCCTTTGGTTTTAGACCACCATGACCGGGTAGCAAGTGGCCTTTGTCGTTGCGTGTTTTTTCCATAACGTTCGATAAGATATTGTTATTTAGCTTCATACTGCACAATGCATACCGCTATGCGTTGCTGCGCATCAGGATATTCACTTTGCATTTTTGCATCACTCATGCAGCGTGCGATGAATGCGCTCTTTGATTCGTCTGTGTTGGGTGTTGGTAATGGCATATGGTTTTATTTAAATAGTATTGCACGGGTTAGCGTGTTGGCATTTATCTTATCCACTTGGTCTTGGTTATTGTCATAGTGTATGTCTATGTCATAACGCTGCATGTACGGCCACTTATCTTTGCCGTTTGTGTATTTGATGCGTGAGCGTGGTATGCCTAACCTTTCAGCTGTGGTATAGACTGCATCATTGTTGTCTTCGCGCTGGCGTGCTGTGATTATCCACACGTCATGCCCTGTAGCTATCTTTTCCGCTGCAAGTTCTTTGCCTTTGGTGGTTGATAGCGTACCATCGTAATCAAAGGATATTTTTGTTTTAGCAAGTTGTATTTTCATTTATCGACTTTATTTAGTTGTCTTCTGAATTCGGTTATTAACTCGCGTATGCATGATGCACAACCTGATGGTAGTTGGTATTTTTTTGTCATCTTACCAAACCATTCGTACAGCTGATGCAAATCATGCGGCTCAATTTTATTCGCCTTATGGATGCGGTGAATAAATTCATCTAACGCCGCAATTTCTTCATCCTTCCAGTCGAGTGCAAACCACTTATGTGCCGGGCATGATGAAAAGACAAACTTTGTCTTAATGGGCATGATGCAACCGCACAACTTTATCTTCTCCTTGTAGTGCGTGACGCTGTTCTCTTCAGGATCTACAGTGTTACCTACGATAAGTGTGCCGCATGACTGCGTTAATGGCTTAAAGAACTTGCATTTCTTACAAGTCGCTAGCCTCTCTCTTTGAATGTGCAATGGCACGTTGAAGTTCAACATGTTCTCGTATCTTTTTTAATGCCCTATGTATAGCTGTGCGCAGGTAAGGGTAGGGTATGCCCGTTGTACTGCTCAGTTCTTTGTAGTTAAAGTCAGGTTTACTGTATAGGCGCAGTAGGATAGCATCGAATTCGTGCATACGTCCTATTGCGCTGTACAAATACTCACCATCAACAAATGCACCTATCCATGTTTCATCTTGCTTTGAATCTTCAGCGCTTTTCTCCGTGTGCAGCTCGTAGTACTTGCGGTACTTTATTGCATAATCGCTGCGGTTACTATGCCAACTTAACCATAATGCACGATTGACATATTGCTCTACCTTACCACCGCACACGATATCCTGAACATCTTGCTCTGGTCTATCCATCAACCTGGCTAACACTTCGTGCAATAGATCGCTTCCCTTACATTTATCGTGAGCAAGCCTTGTAGCCTTGTCCAGCCATGCGTTGTAATGCTTTTTTATGTTATAACTAACGCAGTCTATTTGTTAAAGGTTGTTAAATTTTACGGGTAAATAGTTGCACCTTTAAAAGATTGGTGTATATTTGTACACGTCAAAGATAACACATAACAATTTAAAACAATAACCCATGTATTTCACTTTTGAACACGACTGCGACAACGCCCCAATGCTTCTGACAATCTATGTTGAGTACAGCATGTGGCAATGGCCCGGCACTTACGATGAGCCTGCTGAACTTGAGATTAAGGATAGCAAATACACTATCATGTGCGGCCGTTTAGAAATGACTAACTTCTTCAAAGCATGCACGGATGAAAAGCTAACCACCGAAATCGAAGACGCTGTAAGCACAGCCATTTGGAATCACTACAATAATCAGTAATCTTTTAAAACCTCAATACAATGACAACAGTATCTATTAAACATCGCGTGTTAACCACCATTGACACCACCGAAGTAACATTACCTTTCTACTTCACCACTGGCAAGGTATCAAAAAGCTATTGCTGCATGACACCAGAGTTCAAGCTTATCACCGTATGGGCATTACGCAATGGCGGCATGTCATTCGATGTGCGCTCTTATGATGACTTGGATGAAGTAGCCGACAGCATTGCTTACGACATGGAGCACTATGAAGAATTCGCTATCATTGACGCTGCAGTGTTTCAACATCAGTTCAGCGTTGCACATCGTGACTTATTTTACATCGTTAATCCTGATTTAAAACCTAAACAATGAGGCAATCCAACGAACTAAACGGATTGATTGCACGCACGGTGGGGAGCAAAGCCGCTCTCCTTCGTGCTATGCAAAGAAGCAACACACCCATAGTTAAAAAGACTTTGCACAACTGGTGTGTAGATCCGGGCAGCATCAAGCTGCGACAGCTAATGAACCTGAGCAACGTTATGCAGTTGCCACTATGTGAAATCATTAATTCAATAACTATAAAAAACGAAGGCGATGAGTAAACACACTTATGGAACTTATTGGTTGTATGACCAAGCAAATGCTTTATTGCTTAAATATCTAAAAAGACAAATATCTGTTAATGATTTTACTAGTCAATTTATTGACTTAAAATCTAAAGCAAGTCTAATGGAGGTAAATAATATTGCTGATGCATGGCATCAAGGTTATTCCGATGCGGAAGATAAAACAAGATTAATCAAAGCAAGTAAAGTAGATGATTACTTCGAAAAATACAAACACAACTATGAGTGATATCAAACACCCAACAGCAAAACAGGTAGCGTACATCCGCAGGAACATCAACAAGATGCCATTCCATGTCATGCGTCAACAACTAAAGGTTAGCACGGGCGTGATGTATGAATGGTTCAGGAACATCTACCAACCTGATAAGCAAGTAGTAGTGGATGATGAAGGGCAGGAGCTGCACAGCACCTATTTGGTTACACTAAACCAATTCAACTACATTGTGAATTTCAATGTGCCTATTGAGTATCACACCATCCAGTATTGTGGTCATCGCATTGGTTTTGATTACGAGGTAAGCAAGTTGAGTTTTTGGGAATATAACCACTTGCGCCACAACATACCATGCGTAAACATAAAGACCGATGCTAACTATGTATCAAACTTTTGGGCAACTACTAAACTTTGGAGCGAATGAAGCACGACGAAAGTAGAATGCAGCAGCGATGTGTTGAGTGGTTTAGGTATTCCTTTCCACGCACATTGATTGCTTCCTTTCCTAATGGTGTATTCATAGGCGGTACAACAGTGCAAAGAGCCAAACGCTGGAACATACTCAAAGCAGAAGGTGCAATGCCCGGCATGCCCGACTTAATGATCTGTATGGCATCGGCAGGACATCATGCGTTGTTCATCGAGATGAAGACTGAGAAAGGGAAACTTTCCGAAATGCAGAAAATCGTTCACGCACAACTGATAAACGCAGGATTCTGCGTGAAAGTGTGCAGGTCATTTGAAGAATTCACAATAACAATCAAAACATATTTAGAGAAATGAGAAATTACACGAAACAAAAGTATTTTGAAGCATTGAAGTATATGGCAACGGTCGATACTTTTCACAGCAAGCAAACTGCTAAAAAATTGAACATTACGCATACTTTTTTTTGCGTATGTACTGAGTTGGGTTTGCTTAGAAGGGGAATGTCAAATGGCACATACGCTTGGAATTTAACACGTGCACCGATGTTATCCGATGTGGAAGCTATTGACCTTAGATTGAAAGCGAAAATGGCCATGCATAAAGTTAAAAAAGAAACTCCACAGCTAACCATTAAGCCTATCCGAAAAGCACCAGCACCCACACCAATGCCGATTGTGCATGAACCCGAATGCGATAACAGCAACAGCAAGATGCTTTTGATCATGGCTGTTGGTGCTGTAATCGGATTCATGATTGCAACAATTATTTGAAAGTAGAGATATTTTGATTATCTTTGCAACGCTAGTTCGTATGAAAACATTTTTAAATCCCATCTTCACTGCATTGCCATAAGCCATTCGGCTACGGACTAGCCTTTGCATGTGAAGGTGGGTATTTAGTTTTATGTATCACGATTCAGTTCGATGGACTTTTGGAAGTTATCCTGATAGATTCAGAGATACGCGAAATAAAAATTTTGTAAGAATTGCAAAAGTCAATAGTCAAATAATGTTTGCTTCAGCTCGCGAAGATGATGGTCAAGAAGTGTATGTATTCATGACTCAATATGAAGCTGAACAAATGATAAACTACTTAAGAAAATTACTGGATGAAAAATAACGGTTATGACCTTTCCCGGAAGTGGTTTGATTTTGCCTTTGAGCATTCAGAGGTCAAGTGCCAGCACACTGCATTGTTCATGTGGATCATTGAACTAAATAACCGTCTTGGATGGAAAGAGCAGTTTGGAATACCAACTAACGCAACAATGGAAGGTTTGCATATTGGCAATAAGAGAACCTACTTGGACGCACTTAGCGACTTAGCTAAATGGAATTTTATTCAAATAGTAAGTGAATCTAAGAATCAGTATAGCAGCACAATAATATCAATATGCCGTAGCAAAAAAGCCACAGCATTGCACACGGCATTGGATACGGCATTGATACAGCATAGCAACGGCATTGACCACAGCATTGAACACAGCAGTGCCCCTATAGATAAACAAAGAAACCAAGAAACCAAGAAACCAAGAAACAATAGAGTGGTGTTTACACCACCATCCGAAGATGATATTTATAATTTGATGGGTGAGTTAAACATGAAGTCAGGTGGTAAATGGCCTGAATCTAAAATTGTTTCTGAAAGTAAAAATTGTTTTGACCACTACACAAGCACTGGATGGAAAACCACCGGGGGCGCAAAAATTGTTTCTTGGGAAGCAACCGTTCGCAAGTGGATGAACAAAGCATATACATTTGAAAAAAATCAAAACTCCAAATCATATGGCAACAAATCAAATTCAACATCAGACAGCATTGCAAAAGCTAATGCACTTTACGCCGAAGCAGTCGCTATCAGTCGAGCACGCGATAACACAAGACCAGATTGGACTCCTTCGGAAGCTTGACAAAGCAACAACCAAAGACAAAATCATTCAGTTGCTTACTCGATGCACACAACTTATGAATGTCCAAAACAACATGAACGGTATGCAGATTGAATTCTGTGCTGAAAACATCATGGAAAAGATGTATATGTATTCACTTGAAGATGTGCAGCTGTGTTTAGATCGCGGTGCTATTGGTGCTTATGGTACGATATACAACCGCATCGACCCGGCAACAGTGATTGCATGGTTTCCTTTATACGACCAACAAAGACAAGTGTATGTAACTGCAAAGCGACAAGCCGAAGAGCAAGCCAACAACATCTACGAAATGTTCCAACACCCGCAGGTGGTCGATGCCATACACCAGGCAGCAGACAAGTTGAAGATTGAACAAGCTCCAGTGCAAGAAGCGAAAGAGCGCAAGCCATCGGACTTTGAACAAAAGCTCATTGATGAATACGATGCGCTGCCTTTTTGGGAGGAAAACAATCGTTTCAGACTTTATAAAAAAACACCTTTTCAGTTTACCGAATATCGCATGTGGCGTTACCGTGAATTGATTGAACAGCAAAATGAGTATTAACATGCAGTACGATAAACAGCGTGAAATAGAGCTACTACGCAAGTTGTTTTTGTTAACAGCTAAGCGCAGCATGCGTCCTGCCATGAGTGATAATATGGCAATGCGTCTTATCTTTGAGGAGTTACTTCTGCTCACTGACAAAGACGAATACAAGCTATGACCATTGGCGAATTGTTTGATAGGTTAGCTGACTACCCGGATGAGATGGAAATCTTCATAGGCTTTATCGACATCCATAGCATCTACCTAGAACACTTCGAAATAGTAGAAACAACAGACACTAAAGGTGATAAGACAATTGCACTTATGGTCGATGACATCGCAATAATTAATAATTAATATAATGAGTTATCAATTGAAAGAAGGGCAAGGAAGCCTATTTAAAAACGTAAACAAGAAAGTACCAGCGCAACCCGACTGGACAGGCAATGTTATGATCAACGGACAAGAGATGCGACTTGCTGCATGGGTGAAAGAGGGTAAAGGCGGCAAGTTCTTTTCGCTGCAACTCTCGGAAAATGAAAAGCCAAAGGAGCAGCCAATATCTAGTGATGATGACGACGGTTTGTTCTAATGATTGAGTACCTGCCGAAACAGAATGAAGCACTGCGTGTGTTGGGTAATTCACACCCGGCACGTGTGGTGCTGTTCGGTGGTGCAGCAGGTGGATCTAAATCATTCATTGGATGTGCATGGCAAATAAGCCGCAGGTTCAAGTATCCCGGCACGCGAGGGTTGATAGGTCGCAGTAAGTTGGATACGTTAAAGAAGACTACGCTAAAGACTTTCTTCGAGGTAGCACAGATGTTTGGTCTTGCACCTAATGAGCATTACACCATTAACAACCAAACGCATGTGATAACGTTTGCTAATGGTAGTGAGATAATCCTGAAAGACTTGTTTGCGTATCCAAGTGATCCTGAATTTCACGCACTGGGTGGTCTTGAATTGACAGATGCGTATGTAGATGAAGCTGCACAGGTTAGCAAACGAGCAATAGACATATTGCAGTCACGTCTTCGTTATAAGCTAAACCAATATGACCTCAAACCAAAGATGTTGCTTACATGCAACCCTTCAAAAGGATGGTTGTACAACGAGTTCTACGCCCCGTATAAGACGCAAAACTTACCGCAACATCTTGCGTTCATACAATCATTGCCAAATGACAATCCGCATCTACCCGAATCGTACATTGAAACGCTGCGCATGTTGCCTGAAGTGGACAGAAGACGTCTACTGGATGGAGATTGGGAGTATGATGAGTCCGTAGACAACCTGTATCAATACGATGATTTGGTGCGCTGCTTTCGGGAAGAAGAAACAAAAGGCGATAAGTTTATCAGTGCCGACATCGCACGCCTTGGAAAAGACCGTAGTGTCATTTGCGTGTGGCATGGTTTGCAATTGATGGAAATACACGAGCTGCGTAAGCAACCAATAACAACTGTTGTCGCTACCATACGCCAACTATGCGACAGGCACGCTATCAAATTAAGCAATGTGATCTGTGACGAAGATGGGGTCGGAGGGGGTGCGGTCGATGCGCTCCGTTGCCGGGGCTTCCTTAATGGTGGACGTGCTAAGCAATCAGATAAGTTCACCAACCAAAAGGCAGAATGCTATTTCAAGCTTGCCGAATTGATTGAGCAGAACAAAGTAATTTTCAAAGTGTCTCAGTTTCGCGATGTCATCGTGCAAGAACTGGACATGATACGTCGTAGGCAACCAGAAGCCGATGGTAAGTTGGCTGTGATAAGCAAAGATGAAATCGCACGCATGCATGGTAAGTCTCCTGACTATGCAGATGCCATCATGATGCGCATGTACTTCGAACTATTCCCGAACTACGGCAGCTATAGTTGGGCATAGCCTTCCTCAATTTTAACAATTATTAACAGGGTGAGTGTAAATACTTGCACTATCTTCGCCCTATCAATTTAAAAACAACACACATGAAAACACTTTCCACTGTCATCCGCTACGTTGTAGCCATCATCGTAATCTTCGCTGTTCTTTCTTACTGCCAAGAGTTAAACGATTGCCTCGCTAAGTAAACCAATCAATAATCAATAACATGAATTTTCACAAAGACAACCTAGAAGCATTGCAGAAATTTCAGCAGATGCTCAATGCAGAACCCGACCCGCTCGGAGTTGAATCTACACCCGACAAGAAGGCACAGACGCTTGTTATCAGTCACGTTGAAACCACACTGGATGAGTTATTCTTCGGACACTGGAGAACTGAGAACTTTAAATGGGCGGTACTTGCTAATGAAGTGCAGGCATCTTTAGAGTTGGTTGTAATACACCCCATTAGCGGCTACGAGTTGAAGCGTACCGGGGCTGCATCGGTTATCATCATGGTCGACAAAGTGCCTGATAATGTGTTCGGCAGCGATCGCAATAGATGGGCATTAAACCCCGACAATAAAAAAGCCAACGCTATGGATTTGGCATTTGGTAAACTCAAATCTGAGTGCCTTAAAAACGCAGCACTGTCATTGGGCAAAGTGTTTGGCCGTGACCTTAACCGAAAGAACAAAGACACCTACAAGCCATTTAAGTTGAAAGGCGCACTTGGTCGCGGGCATGAGCAGGATGTAGCGTATGTGCGTGAACTTATTGCAGCTGCAACCGACATCAACCAGCTTGCTAAAATCTTTAAGGCATGCAGCCCAGAAGTGCTTGCGGAAGTAGGCGAAGAAATTAACTTTAAAAAACAGTCGTTCGGTATTTCCGAATAACTATATTTGACCATCAATAACAACACAGAATGGAAAACGTATTATTCAGAGCGTCACAACTTGGGAAGTTGATGACCGATGCAAGAACCAAAACAGGTCTTAGCGAAACAACAAAGAGCGCACTACTGGAAGTGTATGTGCAGCAGAAGTACAAACGCTACAAAGAGATAAGCAATAAGTACATTGAGAAAGGTTTGGCTGTTGAGAATGATGCCATCGACATGTGGCGCAGGGAACGTAAGCAAATCGTGTTTAAGAACGAGCAGAAGTTCCGCAATCAATTCGTAGTTGGCACACCCGACTTGCTAATCATTGATGACAATGACAAGTGTACTAACGTGCCTGACATCAAATCATCTTGGGACATTCACACGTTCATGGACGCGAAGCAGAATGACATTAGCAAAGACTACTACTGGCAAGGTCAAGCATACATGTGGCTAACAGGCGCACCTACTGCAACGTTCTGCTATGTGCTTGTCAACGCACCCATCGAAATGATTAACGACGAGAAGTATCGACTATCTCGCAGGCTCAATCTTATTGATCCACAAGGTGACCCTACCTTTATTAAGAAAGCACAGAGCATAGAGCGCAACATGATATACGACATGGAGCAGTTCATGCGCGATTACCCGGATGCAGATTTAGAAAGTCACCGCATGGAGTGGACGTATGACATACCAGTGCAGGAGCGCATACACGAAAAGGTTGTGGAGTTTGATGCCGATGCAATCGCAAAGCTTCAGGAGCGTGTACCAATGTGGCGTGAATATCTTAATACCTTAGCACTATGAAAGCAAAAGACAAAGCATGGCAACTGTACTCGAATTATTTTGATATAGTCGAAGGAGGTGAGCAGTACGGCCAACTAGCGCTGGTGCATATCAAAGCTGTCAACGCTGCATTGCATTCAGTAAATGAAGCATTAACTTACGCCCCGGATGATATTGTGAATGACTTTGAAGGGACAGGTGAATACTACAGCGTCAAAGCATACTACATGCACGTCAAAAGCGAACTATTAAAATTAAATAAGTATGAAGCGAAAGGAAATGTTAAGCATGACCAATGATGAATTACGGTTGCTTCGGCATAAGTACCTTGGCATGGTTGGCAAAACGCCTTCAGAAAAGGATTACATCAACAGGACTTTAATCAGAATCAGACAAGAATTATTTATAAGAGGAGCACAATGACACAGCAGAAAAAAGAAACAGCCATTAGACGTTTGCACATGGCTTTAAAGAAGCGATTTCAAGGTCAAGCTATCAACATGCCTTGGTCTGAAATGGAAGGCTTTTTAAACGCAGCGCAGACCGTTGAGATGAACCACATTCATGATGCATACCATGAAGGCTACACAGATTGCAAAGCAGGATTACCAAATAAAACCCAACAAAATGACAGCAACATTAACATTTGAATTGCCCGATGATCAGTATGCATACAACTACACGTTGAACGCTGCCCGGTATAAAGATGCGTTGAGTGATATCATGAACATGATACGCAATGAAGTTAAGTATGGTAATCATGATGAAGCAACTCACGAGGTACTAGACAACTTGTATGTGCAGTTTGGTGAAATCACTGGTGAATTGTTAGATGTATAGATTCCTAATCCTTAGCAGTGGCCGCATCATTGCTGCACCTAGTGATAGCGATGACATAAAAGAAATACAAGTTGTGGAAGCACTATCCGATGTCAGTTTGGAAGCTTAATCTCCGTGTTCTATATTTGCAACAGCGATGTGAGAATTTGCATCATTGTTTTGTTATTGATTGATAGATTAAGGCTCCTAACGTGGAGCCTTTTTCTTATCTAATCTTACCATTGACAATGCGGTAGTTGTTCACTTCAAATTCTTCGTTATCCATCACACGCACATGCGCAAAACCGTGATGGTGTTTGTTTATAGGCATGTAGTCAGGGTGCAGCTCGCACAGACATGCCACACTCCAGCAAGTTGTCAGCTTGCCGTTGATGTTTGGTTCAGTGTGTTCACTTGCCTGATGATGATGTCCGCACAATGCACTGTCCTTTGCACGCAAGAACAAACCTCGCGCAATGTTTACGGGACTGAATACCGATGCACCCAGTTCATGACCATGCAGAATGGTTAGCTTTCCGGCATGGATTATCTGCTTGTCAGGAATGAATGTGATGTTCAATTCGTCAAGCTTCATAAGAGATTCAAAGTTGAACTCATCCATACCCAACAGGTCGGGTGCATTGCGCATGATGTAGTGTTCATAGCGCACATCGTGGTTGCCGCACTTGTAATAGATAGCAGCATTTGGAAATAGCTTGCGTAACGTTGCAAGAAACTGCCTTGTCATCAATACCTCATGCCCAAAGTTGCGTTTGCGTGGGTCTTTTTCAAAACGACTGATTGCATAGAAGTCGATGATGTCACCATTGAGCAGAATGGTGTTTACTTCATTCTCCAGTCCGTACTTTAACGCAAGTGTCAACGCCTGAATGTTGTGATACGGCACGTGAATATCCGATAGCAGCAGGATGTTGTTGTGGTTTATCGGAAGTTTGAATGGTTTGTAGTTGCTTTCCTGCGATGGTGGAAGGTCGAGCGGGTTGCTCTGTTCAGGCATCAACTCGTTTAGCATATTCCCGAAGTCAGCAATATGGTTTTCAAGCTTTGCCAAATTTCCATTTAGCTTCGGTTTAACGGCCTCTACTGGATGCAAGCTATGATACTTGCGCCAACTATAAAACAACCGCTCAAATGACTTGTATGTTGTTGTGATGCCATGCTTCACCATTGCCGCCCTAATACGGTCTGCTATTGCTCCTGTTCCTGCATGTATCTCTTTGTAAATTTCCGCATGCTTGTTGATCATTATTGTTTTGCTTTTAGATAGCCAGTGAGTTCCGCAATGTTTGCGCTAATGATTGCGTTCTGCGTTTGGATTGCATCAATCTTTGCTTCCAACTTATCTGTTTTACTTGACAGTTCAACTTTTTGCGCACGCATGCTATCTGTTATTGTAGTCATTTCTCGTTTATGATATGATTCTAGGTTGCCTATCTTTTCATTCAGCTTGTCATCACTACGCTTTAATGCAAAGTATAAACTAGCAAGTGAAATAGTTCCACCAACAATTGTTGCTACATCGCGAAATTCAAACTCCATGGCTGTTTATAGTATTGCAAAATATATAGTAGAAACTGCGACAGCTGTGATACCTAAAGTGAGAGCAGTGTTAGTAATTATTAACCGTCTGTTGCGCTTCTTCAACTGTTTGATTTCTTCGTCTTTCTCAGTGGCAATAGCCTTTTCAATAGCCTGCTTGTTGGCATAGATTTCAGCAAGCGTTTCATAACTCTGCGCCTGAATGCCTGTAATCTTGGCGTAATAGGTGGTCTTTAAGCGCTCAAGTTGGTACAAGCTATCTATTTCCATAGCCGTGCCGTACCAGTACATCATGCTATTGTAGTTGAGATTGAAAAGCTGCAGATCGTAAGTTGTAAGTTCGGGTGTAAAATCCTGCTTTGAGTAGGGAATCCGACTTTTTGAGCGTTGCCCTAAACTGAGCATTGGCATTAGAAGGAGTAGAAGAAAGAATGTTGTAAGTTTCATTGCGGTAAATTTCATTAGTGATTTGCTGCTGTTGGATGATGGTGTCCTGATGGATATTGAGTGAATCAATTTTTAGAAAAAGACTATCTGCCTTTTGATTGTTTTGGTCAATCACATCATAGAGTGAATCATTAATAGACCGCAGCCTATCAACAGCCGGGTCGGTGTTCTCATTGCAGGTCTTCATACCAACAATAATCATGATTAACATCACGGATGCAACCGCTGCGATAAGCACAGTGTTTCTTAGTTTGTTTTCTTCCATCTTGTTATATGTAAGTTTTTGGATAGTGGGCGAATCTTGTAATAGACACCATCACCTGTGCGGCTATCGCGCATGCCTTGGTCATTGGTGTTGCCTTCAATGGTGCGTACTGAATACTTAGCAATCTTATCTACGATGCCAGTGTGACCTATGCCCTTGTAACGTGAACGGTTGCCGCTGCTATAACTCAACGTCATAACCAGCACATCTTTATCATTGAACGCTTGCACGAATTTGCCGCCCGTGAATACGACATCATTGCGGTTGTATGCAGTAGGCGCCCATCCATTGATGGTGTTAGGTATGCCGCATTCGTTGAGCATAGCCATAACGAAGAAACTGCACCATGCATAGCCGGGTTTCCAACCTTGCTGCTTCATGAGAACGAGCAATGCTCGGTCATTAAAGCCCATGTTGTTGCCACCCTTTTCCCTTACACCTACGAATGATGCAGCGGTCGCTCTTACGCAGTAACCGTCATCAGCATGTGTAAGATATACAGGTACGCAGCAAAGTAGAATGCATATAAGCACAGATATAAAAGAACCTTTTGCCATGTGGTGAGGTAGGTGTTTATTTCATACTTAACTTCCTTGTTGTATATCTCGCGTTGCAATGCCCGAAAATTGAATCTAATGCCCAAAAAAACCACGAAGTTGGCAAAGACCATAACTAGTGCAGCCAATACAATATACTGGATGTATTCGGTGCTTATGATTGCGTCGTTGAAATAGGCAACGGACACTGTGCCTGAAATCGCAAACACTAAGAAGGCAAGTGGTATCGACCACAAACCATCTATCAATTGCAACTTGTAGCGCAATGATTTCAAAGCGTTACTTTTTGTAACCGTTTGCTTTTTCTGTTCTTCCATTTGCTCTTAGTTTTAGTTGCAGCTCGCGCTCATATTTACGCAAACGTTCGGTATAATCTTGCTTTAGTTTTTTCTTATCACTCATGGTATACGATTAATGATGTTACGTGAGTAGGCAGGATTAAATGAAGTAGCCGTATTGCCTGTGCTGAACTGGTAGTTGAGTACATTGTTCACGTCCGTGCGTGGTGAGCGGTCAGGCCACGTTGCTGTGCTGTATTCAGGGAACAAACTGCTGTTAGCACATAAGTAATCGACAAGCAAAGTCGTGTAGTGCTGTGCGTTTTGTCTTGCACGATCTATCATGTCCTTCATAACTACATCCGAAATAGGTACGGTGTCTTCAGACTGTCGTTGCACCAGCGTGCCGTTGTCCATTCGGTAGCAAAGGTTAGGAGTCACATCCACCATAACCCACCACAGTAGCATCTTTTGAATGTAATCCTCAAGTAATACTTGATAGTTGCCCGCTATTGTGTTAGCTGCTACATCAGCCTTAATCTTATTAAGCAAATCAGTTCCCAAAAAGGGAAGCAACCACTTGTCCTGTGCTAAATAGATGGATGGGTATAACAGGTTTGGGTCAACGCTTCCGTTTACCGTGCTATATTTTTTGATATAGTTCTCTGATATAAGTAGTACTTCTGGCATAGTTGTAATTATTGATTTCCGTAAATAGGATTGGTTGGTAAAAATCCGTTATAGGGCATGTCTTCTGGAAGCTTTGCAACAAGTGCATTGTTACGCACCTTATAGCCCATGCGTTCAGCAAGTGCAACAGCTATTCGTTTTGCGTCAGGATCATTCGGATTAATCTTTGCGCCTTTTGCATCTACATACACACGCTTTTCCCAAAAGTGTCGGCAGTTACCACCGCCTTTATAGAACCAAATGTCATAAGTGTCTGCGCCTTCAGGCCCCCATCCGGGATTGACTGCTACATTTTCCATCGACACGATGTCTTCTTTGCGGTATAGCTTGCCTGCCTCAATCATCTTCTTGCAAAATGGGCGCATGTTCTCATGAGTAAAACTACCTGCGTACACATAACGAGTAATAAAATATTTGCCATCGATAACAGCATCTTGTTCACTTTTTGCCGCTGGTCGTGCTGCACCTGTGCGCACTGCAAACTCGTGTTCAATTTCTTCATCTGCGTTGTAGGCATCAATGAGCAACCACTCTTCCTTCCAGTCTTCGCCTAATGCAATGAGCGCATCACCTACTGTGCTATCATCTTTTTTTTTTTCGTCACTCATGATGACCTCCTGCGGTTGCAAGCTACCCGGTAAGACATCGGCAAAGATTGCATCGACAGTTGCAGCAGGTAGTGTTGGGAATGCAGCTTGTACGATAGCCTTAGCACTTGTTACAGGTACAGCACCCGCAGCACTTTGCATTACGATGTCCACAAGTGAAGTAATCTGCGCACCATTTAAGGCTGTTGCAGCAACATCCGCTGTTGTTCCACCTGTTGTATCCGTAATCACTTCTGCCTGCTCAACTGCAAGTGGTGTGTTTGGTATAATCTCAAACGTTACACCCGGCATTTGATTGCTCAATAGTTCTTCCAAGCTATAGTTAATCTTAGCCTGATATGGCTCAATCACCTGGTTGTTGAATATCTCAAGACCTGTAGCCATCTCATCTTTATTGCTACCAAATCCAGTGTTCTCGCGAATACCAAAGAGAAGTGGCGTAGTAACACGATGCGCTGTTATTATCTTCTGAGTTGCCGTATCGTTCATTAGTTGATACTGCTTATCCGCATCATTCACAGGGAATGGTGTAATCTCAGTCTTAGGTTGGTCACGCTCGTTGAAGAACATAACCACCTTACCTGCATTACGTGCGCCACTCATCTTGTTCTCCCAATCATTCATCATCTGTTGCTTCTGTTCAGGCGTTGCCTGCCCGTTGTAGAAGTTGATAATGGTTGATGGAAAAAGACCGTTGCTTATTTGGTTGATATGGAAGATTGAAATCTGTTTATCTAACTCAATATAGTTGATAGCACTCCAGTAGTCAGGTCGTGGATAGACATCGCTGCCCGTATAAGTGAAGCACCAGTATATCTGTCGTGGTTCAGCCTCGCGTGTGAGGTAGTTATACTTGGGAATGAATTCAGGAGTGTTTCTTTTCTTGCGTGTATTTGCCCAATCGTAGCTGTGGAAGATTCCTATTTCGCTATCGTCATCCTGATTGACCGCAATGCGACATTCCTCGAATGGTATCGCGTTTAGCTTTGAAATAACCGTTCTATCATTGCTCCAAATCACTTCAACATAAAAGCCACCAAACAACTTCAAGTCGTGCGCAGCAGCATAAGTCAATGTGTCGATGTTGAGTGCGTCAAGTTCTGCTTGATATTGCTCTGACTGGATGCCCTTCCCGGCTATCATATCACCAATGGCAACAACAAGTGATCCATGCACTGGAGATTCGTGCGCAAGGTCACGCAGGTATTGCGGAAAGTCGTTTGCATCACCGTAGTTAACCCAACCTTTGCGGTCTACTTTTTCCGCATCCGACTTAGCAACATACTCGCTAAGCTTTAATGATACTATATTCGATTCGTTATGGCTCATAGATGATGTCATTTGGTATAGTTACTACAGGCACATCAAACCACGTGGTGTTCTGATTTAATACAGCATATCCACGCTGACATAAACCAATAACAAGACCGCTTGCCGGGTCAACATTGCTACTAGAATTTTGTCCATATACTTCATACCTGTACCTGCCTGCTAATGTAAGGCCAACAGTAGTTACTTCAAGTTCTGTAATGCGCACATTCTCATTAACAATGGTTGCAACCTGTGCAAGCTTATTGCCTGTTGTGCTATTCTCTTCGTGTGTTAGTACCAACAAATAGTTGGTGAATGGTGTGGCAAAGTATTGCCGTGCTTCGTCAAGTGATAGAAACACTTGTTGCGTTGGTGTATTTGTTTGAAGATAGATCATTGACGTTATTTAAAAAAAAGGGGCAAGTGTAAACCTGCCCCTTTCAATACAACAAGAACACAACGGAAAGCTATTAGTAAGCAGGGCTTACGGTAATGCCGGGGAAGTTGTCAAAAGGTACTGTTGTGAATGGTTCAACGTGAACAGCAGGTACAAGTTCTTCTGCTGTAGTTGTCACTTGGTAACCCATCAAATCTGCCTTCTGCTGTCCTGACTGAACAGTACCAGCAGTAAGCTGTGAACCTTCACCTGAACCGACCATCAAAATTTGGTCATCATTGGTGCGAACAAATACAATCATCTTAGCCTTAGCAACGTTCAAAAATTCGTTGCGCATATCTTGATTCAACTTACCGAAAGTCCATCCAACTTCTTGTGAGAAATACAATGTACCTGTTTCCAAGTTTTTGTTTACAGTCTCAATGTATGAGCCGCTGTTGCGGAATGGAACGTAACGATATAGAGTTGCAGTAGGCAATCCATCAACTTCACCTGTTACAGCATCGAAAGTGATGCCTGATGTGAAGTCATCAAAGTTAGCAATAAGTACTTCGCGTACCCCTCCGATACCTTCAAGGCATCCGAGTGTAAAACCTGTAGTTAATTCACAAGCCATTTTTTTATAGTTTTAAAAGAGGGCTTTTACACCCCCGTTATTATTTAAAGATTATGCACCCCAGTATGTGATGTCTTCACCTACTGCAATCTGCGCTCCAAGGTAGAATCGTGCACCGTAACGAACGTTTTGTGAACCATCCAAGTTCTGCATGTCCAAGATGAACACTTCGTTCATTTGGTTCTCCTGCCATGTACCCAACATCAAGTTGCTAGGTTGTGAGAAGATGATGTTGTTTGCAGTCATACCCGGACAAACGTAAATCTCGTACATTCCTACGAAACGACGATTAACCTCTGGTCCTGCTGTCAAGTACCAACCATTGCCATCAGCAATCTGTGCTTGCATGTAAGCTTCCCATGCAGCCTGTCCCATGTAAAGTGCAGGCTTTTCAGCAGCACCTTTAACCGCAGCAGGTGCAGTGTTGATTACATCCCAAATAGTAGCGATGATGTTACCAGAACTAAGTGCACCTGAACCCGCAGATACAGCACCTGAACCACCTGCCTTAATCAAAGTTTCAAAACCATCGTACTGACCAACTGTTGCGTTAACACCTGACCACATGATTGTCTCGTTAGCTGCAGCGATACCACCAACCAAACGGCCGATGATTGCATCTTGTATTTGTGTGTTTACACGTCCTGACATTACATCGGCAGTAGTCCAGTCAATGAAGAAATCCTTTTTACAGATTTGACGTTGAACTTGGAACTCTTCCAAAGTAAGGATGCGCTCAGTCAAAGTGATAGTACCTGTTGGGGTAAAATCACAAGTGCCTGCAGCGAAAGTTACAGTGTCATCAATTTTACGTACTACTGATTTGTAAGGTACGTTAGGCTTCATTGTCACGTACTGTGCAGATACGTTTTGCAACAAAGCCTTTGCTACGATTTCACCAGCTAATTCACCTGCATAGGTGGTGGTGAGTGAAGTTGTTGTTGGCATTTTTAATTAAAATTTATGAGGTGAATTAATTTACTTTTTTGAGCGAATGGTTTCCATGAAGTCGCTGAATGTGTTACCATTCGATGCAACAACCGGTTGAGCATTCTTTTTAAATTCTTGTGACTTTACAGAAGGTACAGCTGGTGCTTTCTTAACTGACGCGAGTTCAGTTTTTACCGATGCAAGTGCAGCAGATAGTTCAGTTTTTTCGCCTTCAAGCGCAGCGATGCGAGTGTTTTGAGAAGCGATTTGTTCGCTTAGTGTGCTGATAACAGACACAAGGTCTTCGCTGCTCATCTCAGTTTGCATTTCCATCTCGCCAATCATTGCAACCATACCATCTTCGCCTACGGTTACCATAGTAACGCCATCTTCTAGCATGTACTCGCCCGCAGGAACTGGAACTGGATTGCCATCTGCATCCTGTGTGTAGATGTCTACGCCTGCTACCCATTCGCTAGCTGTAGAATAGATTTTAGTACCATCGCTCAAAGTGCCTTCGACTGCAAACTTCAATTCTGTTGCAGGTGCTTCCGCTGTGGCTTCTTCTTCGAACTTGATACCAACTGTTGATGGGTCAATGCCGTACTTATTGAATACGCTTTTGATTTGTTCTTTTATGTTTGACATGTTGGATATTTGGGCTATTGTAGAAAAGAGCCTGTTTTGTTACATCCGACATTTGATTTATCTTAGCGGGGTAATTAAATACATAGATTTATGAAAGCACCGGAAACACTAACTAAAAAAGTTACAGCACGATTGACAGAGAAGCAATACAAGACGATGTGCAAGAATGCAAAGGTATCAAAGATGAACCTAGCCGAATACGTGCGGGCATGCATCCTTTGATTGATTTAGTTTTGGTAAAAAAAGAAGGCCCTCGTTTGGGCCTTTCTTTTTACTTTGAAACCTAAATACTGAAACTACATCTACCGATGCTAAGGTAATGAAATTACTTAGTCACTAGAATAGTTGAAGTGTTATTTGTTGCGACCGCATCTGGTGAACCATTCACGGCTACGATTTGAATCGTAAAGTTGCGTGGCACAGTAATGCCATTTAAGTACATCACACTTCCAAATGACATGCTTGCACCTACAGCAATCCTATCTGCTCTATCCCATGTCGCAATCTGACCACCTTCAAAACCATATGTTGCCTTCCAACTTGTAATCGGAACACTACCACGATTGAATGTGGTGTAGTTAATGCGAACACGATTAGCATCGAGCCATGTAAAGCTGTTAATCTTTATTTCTGCATCTACACCTGTTGTTGGTGGATTGAGTGCAGTAATGGTCGTGCCTGTGCTTATGGTGTTATCATTCTCATTGAACTCTAGTATCACCATGTTTGGATCTATGGTAAGTGAGAATTGAGAATTACCAGTCACGTTGTTTGGTAAACCAAAAGGCGTTGTCTTAGTTGCTACCAATTGACCTGCGGGAATAGTTACATCTCCAGTGTAGAATATAAACTTTGTACCATCGGGACGTGTGAACGTAAGCTGCACAGTTGCCGTTACATCTTTACTATACACTCTGTCCATGTTGACCGTATAAACAACGTTGATGCTTGTGCCTTGTACCGCGTTTGCAGGCGTGCTAATTGTACCAAACAGATTGAACTCAGGCGTTGGTACAGGCACAGGATTTCCACCATCTAAACTTTTAGCGATGGTCACTGCACTAAACATATCGATTACACCATAGCCAAGTTCTGCACTCTTGCCGTTAACGTCGTAAACATAGCCGCCTGTCTTTCTCGCAGCTTGACGCATTACATCGGACACCTGCGATTCAGTAAGTGCAGGATTAGCAAGAATTACATTGCCTGCAATTGCAGCCATAACAGGGCATGAACATGATGTGCCACTGAAGTTGGTGTAGTTGCTTGTCGCGTTATAACCAAATGCGCCCATGCGGTCAACTGTTGGGCATCCTCTGCCGGGTGTTGCAGCAAAAGTCTTTGGCCCATAGTTACTAAATGACGCACGTGTGTTTGTTTGCGTTGATGCACCAACCGCATGTACCATCGGATAGATAGCAGGAGCTTGTGTAAAGTTGCCATTGTTTTGGTTTCCGCTACTAGCAAAAATCGGAATGCCTTTTCCACCACGTCCATAAGTCTTTGCCGCTGTCATTGCGTTTTGAAATAGTGGATAGCTTGACGAATCACCACCACCCCATGACATTGACACAGCCACGCAGTTAGGATTAGCAATTGCTTTGTTAATTGCACGTGTTACGATGGTATCCGATGTGCCAAAGCTACCACCTGCTGTAGATCCATATCCAATGTGTAGAAATTGAACCTTCAACTTGTTGTTGCCAAGTGATGACACGCCTATGTTGTTGTCTGTTGATGCGCATATCAAACCACTGCAACATGTACCATGTTTTTCAAACTCACTAATAGGGCGAACATCAGCCGCATCCGTTACGCAATTCCATGATGTGTTGCTTATCATGCCCTGCAAGTCTTCATGGTCAACATCGCACGCAATATCCAGCACAGCTACTTCACCATAGGCAGCACCATCAATCAATCCCCATGCTTCTTTGGCTTTAAGGTTTGGCAAATGCCATTGTCCATCGTACGTGTAAGCATCTGCATTCACTTGGAATGGTTGAATGTAGTCAGGCTCGACGCTCGTGAATAGTTTGGTATTCATTAACGCAGCATAGAACTCGTCAAACGAGGCGAATGCAGGCACTTCCACAAACATCGTGTTGGTTAGTCTAAACGTTTCAGTAACCAATACCTTGTTCTTGTTTAGATATGCAATTGCCGCATCCAAATCAGGAGCAACAAGGATAGCAAGTCCAGTAGGTATGTTGTTGAGTGAACCATCTACTTGGTATGCCTGCGATACTTTGGAAGAATCAGGAGCAACCGGGTTAACATCTTCGAAGACGATGATGCCAAACGGCTCATGCACTGCACGAACATTCGGCTTGTTTTTGTTTTTGTCAAAGGACGTTTTGTCTTTGAACTTAACAGCATTTATTTTCATTTGTTGGGGTTTACATCTTTCAATAACTGATCTATCTCCAGCAACAATTCCGCTTCGTAATTCATCACGCCACTTAATGACACGCCTACCTCGTTAAAGAATCCTTCAATGCTATAGCCTCGCACTTTACCTTCTTTTACATCTTCCCATACGTGATCTTCATCCACCTTAGTTCCGATGAACCATGTGCCATCAGGTAGGTCGGGCAATCCAAGCTGCATTGATTTATCCATCTTGCCTTCTTTGATCCATGATTCAACCACGGTCACGCCCGTGACTGGTATCTCATGCTGCAGGTTGGTCGTGTGTTGCAGGTTCTTTTTGAAAAACTGATGTGCAATTGCGCTTACTGTGGCCTTTTCAAAGTACACATAGTATGGTTCGCCCTTATCATCATAGCGCAATATCTCCTTATCCGGGATGAGTGCAGGGCCGTACAGCATGCGACGTTCTTCGTCAACCTTTGCAAGTTGCATCTTGCTCAGCGCAATCCAGTTCTCTTCGATTGCAGGACTATCAACTAAGCCCATTGCTGTAATGCCCAAACGGCCTTCCTCATCTATCACACACTTAACTACTTTTCTTTTTTCCATGTTACAAATTTAGTTTATGATTATCCTATTCGTGCTAAGTCTTGCACCTTCTCGCGTACTTCTTGCTGCGATGCTACGTCACCTGCCAGCACATACGCTCGTGGTGTGATTTGCTCAGGTCTATCTTGCAAGAATGATGCGGCAAGAGGGTTGAACTGCGCAGGTTGTGCGCCCGTATCCGCTCCACCACCTGTTGCAGGAACTGAGGCAGTCGAGTCATTGCCACCTGAACCACCTCCACCAAATTGCGAGTTTTTAATTTTGATGATTTGCGCCAAACCTAGTGCAGCAGCAATACCTGCCTCAACAAATTGAGCACCTGTTGCAAGCTTTACAGGGTTACCACCTGCGGTCAATGCCCCGGTTACGGCAGATGCAGTTTGTACTGTTGCCGCACCAATAGCAAGTGCCTTATCTGTTTTAAATTTCTTGCGTGCATCTGCATCACCTTTCTTTGTTGACGCATCACTGAATGCCTGCAATACTTGCAATGCACCTTGTGCTAACTGCAAACCTTTTTGAACGCTATCCGCTTTAATTGCTACTTCTTCGTTTGCACTATTTTCTTGAATGGCCTTAAGTTCAGCGGCTAATCTTTTTTGCAAATCAACTGTGCTTTTGCCTGCTGCATCTGCCTTAGCAAACAACCTTTCGTAGCGTTCTGTCACTCGCAGTTCTTCCTGTTCACCCTTGCTCAATGACGCTGCGTAAGCTTCGTCCTCTGCGGCAAACTTTTCCTGATTCAGTGCTTGTAGATCTGCAAAGAAATCGTCTTCAAGTGACTTGCGCTTGTCAGCTTCAGACTGTGCATTGGCTGTGCGCTGTGCTTCCAGTGCAGCAAGTTCAGCGTTTAGTTGTTGCTGTAGTAAGATTGTGTCTTTACCTGCGGCATCTGCTGCGGCAAACAATGCTTCGTACTTCTGAACGATGGCAAGTTCTTCCTGCTCTTGTTTGGTTAGCGTTTCGCGATAGCGCTCGTCTTCAAGGGCAGCAAGTTTTTGATAATACTCATCAACTTTTTGCGCTTGCTTTTCAAGATTTGCCTTTTGTGCTGCTAGTTCTTTATCAGCTACTGCCTTATTATCTGCTGCTGCTTTTTCCCTACGTGCTTTGTCTTTTGCATCTTGTGCGTTTAGTATCGCATCACGTTGATTGTTTAGCGACACCAAACTCTTTTTCGTATCTGCAACAATCTTTGCCTGATCTTTCTTCTCTTGTTCCGGGTCAAATATCTTCTTTACAATGAAGTTGTTTACATCTTCAAATACACCTGAAACATCTATCTTTTCAATGCCCAGTCCTAACTTGTTCAGGATATCAATTGAGCCGTTTACAAAGCCTTCAAAGAACTCAGCAAGCTTGCGCTGTGGAAACGTAACAAAGTCAAGGAATGTCTTTAAGTATTCAGCATTACGTTCAGCTGCTTTGATTTGTGCCTCTGCCTGTATTTGTGTGGTTTCAACTACTGCCTGTTGTTCAAGTATGGCAGTGTCTAATGCTTGCAACTTCAGGTCTGTAATCTGCTTTTCAGTTAATCCTTGACGCTTTAATGATTCCTCCTGCGCACCTATCGCATCGACTTGTTCCTTTGCCAATGCTGCACGTTCCTTCTGTATATCCAGTGACTTTCTTTCTGCATCTGTTACGCCATCGACAAGAGACAACAGTTCATCTGCGTAAACAATAGCAGCGGCAATGGCTGCACCAATTAAAAATATCGGGTTAGTAAGTAATGCCTTACCAATGGATGCAAATGCGCTGCCTATTCCCTGAATGCCTTTTGCAATATCACCCGGTTTAATGTCTGTGATATTTTTAGCCAGCAACTTAGCACCTTCTGCTGCACCTTCAAAGTCAAGGTTTGCAATACGTGAGGTGACTAATCCTAGTGATCCACCAACACGCTCGAATGCACCACCCGCCTGTGTGCCTACTGCCTGTGCAGCATCCTGAATCTTGTCTTTAAGTTCACCCGCTGCCGCACTCAATTCGCGATACTTTGCACTATCAGGTTCTGTGTTTGCAAGTTCAGCCTGTAATTCACGCAGCTGTGCTTTAAGTGACTTGCTGGATGTAACTACTTTTTCTTCGGTAACTGCCAACTCTTGAAAATCTGCACTCGCAGTTTCAATGCTGGATGTGTCAACCTTTGTATCTTTTAATTCCGTGTTGAGTTGGTCGGTTGCATTAGCTAATTGCGTCACGGGTGCAACAGCTTGTTCAACTGCATCGCCTACTTGCTCAATACTCTTTGCTGCATCACCTGCATCGATGTCTTGTAATGCTGTGCCTATCTCATCAATCTTGCCCGTTTCAATCTGCGTGATGGTTGTTTCGAGCTGTTTGATTTGGCTATTGACATCTGCAAATGCTTCTGTGTTTGGGTCAAGATTTTTTAGTTGCCCATCCAAGTTAAGCAACTGCGCATACATCGCATCCAGTGATGCGGTCGTTGCATTTATGCCAACACTCAGTTGTTGCAGGTTTTGTTCCGCAGCACTTGTGTCAATTACAAAACTTCTAACAATAGGTTCAGCCATTAGTATATGAGTATAGATAGTAAATAGATAAGACCAAAAAACAAAATGGTGCGCCAAACATACAGGGTCGCATACCATAGCACACGTTGCCACTTGCGAAGTGAGTAGTTGTGTTGTGGCTTTGCCTTAATGCCTAACTGCAAATAGCGCATTGAGTTTTTAATAGATTCCATTGTGTTGTGTTTATCTTGTTTGTGTATAGTAAAGGGTCAGCACCACTTGGCTGAATACCGGGAATCCTGTTCCGGCACTTGTCACTCCGAATCTATGCTCATCAGGGTCGGTTGCGATGTCGATGCTCAGGACAAAAGTAGTAGTGCCTGAGTTGTCCGTTGTGATTTGAATCGGTGAACTTTCCACGGTCACACCACCAATCTTTTCAATAAAGACTGAACCTGTTTGGTAGTATGCATTGCCTGCCATGTTCGACGCTTGTAACACATACATAATAGTCATTGATGTGTCATCAGGTAGGTTAATGCGTGTTAGCACATCATTGCCTGTAAACAATTCTAAGTATTGACCTGCTGCCGTAAAGCTTCGTGCGTTGGCAAGC